GCCGTAGTACCAGAAACGCCAGTAACTTCAACGGCTAGAGGAGCATTCCATGCTCCTTCACCCCATGTGCCTCGACCCCAACCAGTAATGTTCGCCATTGGTTAGCCTTTTGTTAGGCTATTCTTATAATAGCGTTTGATGCGTCTGCTGTTGGAAATTGTATTGTAAATGTTCCTGCTGTTGATGTTTTATTAGATGTAAAATCTAATACAGCAACGGCTTTATTACTGTCAGAGCTATTGTATATCAAAGCTCCCATTGCAGTAATCGTTGCAGTAGTAAAACTTAAATCAGCAAAATCAGTTAAAGCAGTAGTCCCAGAAGTACTTGGATCTACTCTGGTTAAAGAACCACCACCAGTAGCATATGTACCACTTGATGCTACTTCACCAGTTGTAACAAGTGCCGTTGTTGTTGCACCTAATGTCGCAGTTGTTGATGATTTACCACCACTACCTTCTGCAAAAAGTGCTAATTTAAATGTGTCTCCACCTGAGTTTTTAAAATTGTGTACACCTTCTAATAACTCTTTTTTGAAGGAAGTACACATTGCTTGTGTTATAGCCATATTAGAGTCTCCTTATATATTCAGCCGTTTCCTTTTGACCGTTTGATCGTAGGACTTGGATAATACTAGCACGCTCTTCCTTTCTTGCCAAGAGTATATAATGATGAATGATACCTTTAAGTTGTTCTCTAAATAATTTAGCTTGTTCTTTTAAATGTGACGGAGCATCTTCTGATATACTTGCAATCTTATCTACAGCTAAATCTGCTATTTGTTCATTGTTTAAACCACCTTTTTCTGAGGTTTTAACAATTACATTACCTAACTCTGACACATTAATATTAAACATTTTTATTGATCTCCTCGTAAGTTACGCCCACTATATCCTCTCTACCAATAATATTTGGTGTTGCATCTAATGGCTCTGGAGGATCTAGTTTTGATTTTCTTGTTATTAACATACGACCTTGTGTTGTTGTAGAAACTATCGGGTCTTCAAGTCTATGATACCCATACAACTTTTGATCGTCTGGAATATTTGTATCTAATAAACTTGAGTTGTGAGCAATATTTACTTTTATACCTTTTGATATGGCTATGGCTAACCAAAACTCACAACAAGCTCTACCAGCCTCTGCAAAATTGATATGCTTATGGGTAAAGTCAATACCGTATAGATGTAATTCTTTAAAATCATTAGCTATTGCGTATGCAAAAGCGTAAGCGACGGTATTGTTCAAATAAGCATATTTAGTTTTTTGTAAAACTTCTTGCAGTGGATACTCAACAACATCAGGACATCTTTCATCTAGCGTGCAGGAAAATATAGGTATATTTAGTTTTGACTTTAATCTATCAGCCATTATTGTTGTTTGTTTACCAGCATTAGGAGTATCTAAAAACCTAGAGGGCGGGTCCATCATAAAACATTTATCATGATATATTACACCTGACATAGAATTAATCGCCCATATTTCGTCAAATTTTTCGCTTCTAATTCTAGCAAGAATAAATTCACTAAAGCTATTGCCTAAACCAACAATAGCTACACTTTTACTTTTCTTCATGTTTGTTTTTGTCTAACCAAACCTTCTCTAAAAGAGTCAGAGTAATTTCTACCTTCTGCATAATTTTTGAGACGTGCAATAGATTCTAAATATCTACCGTTATATAAATCCAACAAATCTTTTTCCCCTTTCATAAACGTATATGCCTCTACTAATGTACCATATAGTAAAGCATCAGGGGCGTTTGTACTAATCCAAGTTGATCCACTATCATCAGTTGTGAGTGATGCTGGTCTGTAATAATAATGTAATTCCGCTGTAAAGTTGGCATTTGGAGTGGGTGCTAAAATAAAATTATCAACATCAAACTGTGCATAATATTTCGGTGTTCCCGTTACTGTCGGGTCAGGGTGATATTCTTGTAAAAAGTTTACATCTTTTTGTAGTAAAAAAACATTTGATCCACTACTTACTAAAGATAATGAAAAAGTTGCTAAATAATCGCTTGGCTTTTGTAAAAACTTATTACCTGACGTCGCTACACCAGTTACGTTTTTACGAAAATAATCTAAATCGACAGTTTTAAAAATACGTTCTTCTGCGTTTTTAATGAAAAATGGTATCTCAGCTACAAACGTGCTTTCATCATTTTGTGTCCACTCTTGCACAGAAGCCGTTAATGTAGTTAATGTAAAGCTCATGATGTGCTCACTGTTACTGTTCCTAAACTTATAGTGGCACTAAAAGAATCTAATTTAGTTCCTAGTATACCAAGTCCAGTATTTGTAATTACAATTAATTGTTTATTATCATCCTCTTGCTGTGGTCTAGGTTGATATAGAGCTTGTGGTTCTAATGGTGGTTTGCGTGGTGTAAGTTGAGGGTGTTTTACCTCATACTCAGATCTATGAACTACATTACCGTTCCATTCCATAACTCGCTCTCTGTATGGAAAGGCAAAGCCAGACCTATCTGATATAAACTTTGATTTTCTTCCAATAGCGTATCTAGTCATACAAATCCATAATAAGTGCTACTAGGTGTTAATGTTAAATTAGAGCGATCTCTATCTTCTGCAGAAGCACGCTCAAACTCTTCTTCATATACAGCTTTTAATATTTGTAATCTTTCAGGTGCTTTTTTCATGGCTAAATAATAAGCCAGTCCTGCAGTCAAACATGGGTAAAACCTAAACGGTACTTCCATCGTATTTTTAGCTGTATCTGCATCTTGTATCCTAGTCAAAGCATCGTACACAAAAGTATCTGTGCTGTTCTCTGGTGTAGCCCAGAGTTTTAAATTAGGTGTTATCTGCCTATCTAAAAAGTACTGACTAGGTCTACCAGTTGTTGACTTTACTGGTATATTGATATATTGATCCCTACTGATTCTACTAATTGTAAAATCTGTAGTTCCTCTGCGTATAACAGCATTGAGTATATCAATTACATCTGTTCCTAAACTATATTCCGCTGTACCTGATGTTAATGATTGTGTACGTTGTTCAATAGTCCATTGATTTAATCCTCTGTTAGCCCAATCAGCTAATAATATATTTAATGAACGTTTGGCTGTTTGTAAGTCATAGCCAGTCCTAACCTCTAAACCACAACGCTCAAAGGCTTCTTCAATATATTCAGCTACATCTAGCTCAAAATTTGTTGAGGATGATGTGGTCATTAACTATAAGGACCTTTGACTACTTTACCACCATTAGCAAAGCTCTTTTTCTTCATAGCACCGCCACCTACGGCATAGCTTTTCTTTTTCATAGCACCACCACCCATCATTTTTTCTTTTTCGTTAGTAGCACCACCCATCGCATAGCTTTTTTTCTTCATCATTATTTATTCTCCTTATAAAGATTGTTGAAGGTTACTTCGGGATCCATATATTGTTCATGTTCCTCTGCGTTATGAGTCCATTGACTCGGTTTAAAATCGGGAGCTCCCTCTCCAGTTTCCCAGAGTGCAGGGGAAGTTACTCTAACCCTGTTATTTGGCAAGGCAACAATGTTACCAGTCCAATTATCAGCCTTTATTAACTGGATGACATGACTCTGCTTATGCTGAGCTGGATCATCTGCTAAATCAGACTGACTGTAATCTATTGTAAATAAATATTTACCGATATGCAACCTATTATCTATTTTACATATCCATGGACTAACACTTACATAATCTAACTTAACAACACTATGGTGATGTGAGCTACAGTCCCAAGGCTGAGCAAAGCGTGGGTGCATAATGTCAGGCATAGTTTCTAAAGGTATATCAGCAACCAATGCAGTCAGAGGCATTCTAGCCCACATTGCTCCACCATGTATATTTGTTTCATCTGTACCGTCTACCTCACAACCAGTAAACACGACTTGAAAACCAAGTGTTCTATCTGGCATGGTAGTTACAGCAAACGCATGAGCATGTATAAATTCACCTCTGTATTTTTCATGATTATGCGTAAATTCTTTGCGTACCCAACATTTAAAGAAGGGTATATTGCTAATCAAATATG